CGTTCGACGTACATACGGCGAACTTTATACGGAGCTTGTAGTGGATCCGGGTTAGGAAAAGTCTCGACGTTGATTGCGCCAAGAATGTCGTAAAAGTATGGTGCCTGAATAGCAAGTTGACCCTGTAGGTACGGACGCATACGCCCGTCCTGTCCTGGCCGCGCCATAGCAGTAAGCACAACAGCTTCTAACGGTTGCGTTGGGTGCATTGTAAGGTCACGTAGGTCACGCAAAAGCGCACCCATGTGACGAAGCAACTCGCCCCACTGTTGCATCTTCATCTGCTCTGTACCTGCAATTGAATCCATGCACTTCACTTGAAGCTCAGAGATAGAATCAATGATAAGAGATTTGAACTGATGCTTTCCAGTTTGTAGCCACTGGAATGTTTTGATAACAACGTCGTAGTCACGAACATTTACTACGACGGTGTCCCATGTGCCATCTGCGACTGGTGGTTCTTCGCGCAGAGGGTCCCAGTACCTTACGGTGATAGGTAGGAATCGGTGCCCACCTTCAACGTCGAGCATGAGACGAGGATAGGGTGCAGTTACGGCAAAAGTTGATTTACCAACCTTTGACTCACCATACACCATGATAGTCAGCGAACGCTGTACTTCATTTGACATACGTCACTCACTTCCTTTCTTCTCTTCGATGTGGTAATACCCGTATGGATCGGATGATTCATACGCCTCGCTAAGTGCTTGTTCGGCGGCGCTTCCGTCGTCAAACATTGGACATATAGCGAAAAATTGACATTTCCATTTGCAATCACGACTTGGTCGTGGATACGCAACAAGCTGATGAGATGACCCATCATCTAAGGCTTGACGCACGTTAAGCATATCAGATAGTGTTCCGTGAATACGTTGCCAGAAGTTACGTAACGCAAAAACATTGTGTCGAACTTCCATCTGCTCATAAAAGGGTGGTCGTGCATTTGCAGAACGTTTTACCTTCTTGAGCATTGTAAAGATTCCGCCTTCAGAACGTTCACCTTCTTTGTTCTGTGCAGTCTCAAGCATCATATACGTAAGGATCTGCTCATTCATGTGCGCCATTGCCGCAAAGTCTGTGAACGAGCCTCCAACAGTCTTAAAGTCACGAAACATGCGCACACCATCAGCCTTACGACGAACACGCATATCAATCTTGCCTTGAAGAATAACCTTGCCATCAAACAACGGCATCTCGATAATTTCTTCTGTAGAGATCATTTCTAGCTCAGCGTCAATTCCATTTTCTTCAATCCAATCAAGATAGCCTTCGAGCATGATGCGACCAAGCTCTGCTTCAGAGTCAAGATCATATGTATCACGCATCTGTGCCTCTAGCTCAGATTTATCTTTTTCAATCAACGCGGCATGAGCCTCAAGAAGTGGTATACCTTTTGAGTAGTAGTCATCAAGCGCCTGGTGAATGCGAGAACCGAGAGCTAACGCACCAGTCTTTGACTCTGTGCGTGGACGTAAACGACGGTAGTAGCTTAGCCACCACTTACGTCGACAATCCTTAAATGTTTGGATCTCTGAGTTTGATATGCGTATCGGTTCTACTACGCTCATAGCTTTCCTGCCTTGTCGTCTTTAAGTAGTGATAACAATTGCGCCTTATCGCGAACGATTTGCTCAAAGTTATCAGCCTTGGTTTCAAGGACTTGAATTACGCGTTCCTCAATAGTTCCTTCAGTAACGTAGTCACTAATGATAATTGAGTCATGAATCTCAGAACCAATGCGGTGCACACGGTCAAGAGCTTGCTTGTGGTCAACAAGTGACCAAGGGCGCTGCAGCATGATTAAACGACGTGCTGCAGTTAGCGTGATTCCAACACCACCAGCCTGCGCTGTAAAAAGTATCCACTTGATCTTGCCAGCCTGAAAATCATCAACCGCTTGTTGACGTTCATCCTCAGACTGAGCACCAGTGATGAGACCATGTGGAATTTTTTCCTTAGTCATTTCTGCACTAAGTAAATCTATAAGTTGGCGTGATACCGCGCATACTGCAACTGAGTCATCACCAAAGTCGCCATTCTTAATATCATCCATAACTGCATCAACCTTGCATGATGGGCCAATAAGTGTTACCTTGCTCTCGCCTGTTGTCTCATCAACGCTCATCTCAGCAAAAGAACTTGCAAACTGCAGCAACCTTATTGTTTGTGTTAAAGGACTAGGCGCTGTAACTGACTCGCCGTCCTCAAGCTCAGCAATCATAAGATCACGCATTTGGTCGTAAGCTTTCTTTTGCTTAGTGGACATCTCTACGTCCTTGCGCTCAAACATCATCTCTGGCAGCCAAGGAAGAACCTTCTGCTTAAGCATACGTCGCATGCGTGGATTTATCGCCGCGTAGAACTCTTGTTCCATGTGAGGCTTTACGCCTAGAACCATCATTCCGCCAAAAGCATTCATCATTGTGTTAATCATGCGGTCAATCCAACGCGTCTTACTTGGCCATTCATCTGGCGATAACCAGTGCAGTATAGACCACATGTCTAATACGTTATTAGCGATAGGCGTTCCTGTAAGCGCAAAGCGAATGTCAGCATTTCCTGTTGCTGCCCAAAGAGCACGAGTTTGTTTTGACTTAGGCTCCTTAGATCTGTGGATCTCATCAGCAACTACTGCCTTAAAGTCAATTGTGTTTAGTTCACGCAGGTGAACCTCGCAACGATTCTCTGAGACCCTATCATCGTGCCCTCCGCACTCGGGGCATTTTGCAAGTGCAATTGAGCCGTAGCCAGAAAGACGAGAATGCGAGCGCAGTGACTCCCAGTTAATAACATACACGTCTGCCGATTCTTCAAAGATCTTACGACGTTGAGTTGCAGAACCTTTAATAACTTCTACATCAACTCCAGGCCACCAGCGTTCAAACTCGCGCTTCCAGTTTTTCTTTAGTGTATTAGGGCAAACGATTAACGCAGGAAATACGTCTTCACCGCGATCTTGTAGTTCCTTAAGTGCACGGATTGCCTGTGCTGTCTTACCAAGGCCAGGCTCATCTGCAAGCAGCGCACGTCGTGCAACTGCTAGAAACTTTACGCCAGCTCGCTGGTGCGGGAATAGATCCTCGTTGGAGCCATCCTCAATTACTTCTAGTTCACGTAGTTCGTTTGCTGGCGTAATTCTACTTGAAACCTCTTGCCCTGCCCATTCGGCTAATCTTGGGCCAATTACAAGATCATCGCGAAACGTTGAGCGCAGGGCTAGGCATGTTGCCCAGGATGTGGGAACGCGCCATTGCTGCTCTTTAGGGTCCCACTTAGAACCAGGGATACTTTTGCAAAGCTCCTTAAAGCGCCACTCTGTATGGATAACTACATTCTTACCCAGTTCATCAAGCTCTACGTTTACTGGCACCTATTGGTCCTCTCGTCGTTACGTAGTACATACTATCAGGATTTTTACAAAAGCAAACACTATTTTTGCTTAGTATGCTAAAGATGTCAAAGCAGGTATCTAAAGCACTTGTCTTTTTGTTTTCCTCTAATTACTATCCTAGAGGTAGAACCTATCTTAGCTTATATCTGTAATCTCAGCTAAGGTTAGTTCTTCAGAGGCTGTAATTGGCCCAGATGCTGGGTTGTGCCACTCTACCTTATACACGGCAGATGCATCACCATCAGTTCCACTTACCAACTCTGAAACGACTCCTAGCCCTTTTTGTGCACTTTTCAGGTTAGAACCGATCTTTGTTTCATTTTCCATTGCTATTCTCCTTGTCTACTTTCTCCAGTACTCTAGGTTAGAGTACTTGTCTATTACGTACTTAGATAGAACTTCCTCTACCGGGGTTGAGGTCTTTTTAAGCTGTAGTCTTACTGCATGCATATCGTCAGGCGCGCCAATGCGCTCTTCATGGTCAACATGCGCCTTAAGGATTTCCTTATAGTTATGCTCATAGGACTCCATCCCAATGAAATCGTATATGCCTTCCATAACTTCTGCAGGTCTAGATACTAGATCATCATATTCTACTACGTGAAACACGTCTTTATTCTCTGGTAGAGTTATAGCGTCTATACTCGACAGCATGCGATCTAGTTCTCCCCAAGGCCTCATCAAATAGTCGCATACGTTGTCCTCGTATGTTAGATAGTTTCTAAACCACCAGCCTTTGCTGCTCATTTCTTGCTCTAGCCTAGGAGATTTTGCGTATATCTGAACTGATGAAGCTAGTATTTCCAGTATAGGGCGCACTGTATAGATTATTTTTGGGCTGGGGTTTACGTAAGTTTTTAGCATAGCTAAGTTGGCACTGTTTCCCCAGTTCTTCTCTCTGTCTATTATTACAGGTGCGTCTATGTGCGCATAGTGAGAAGGTAGAATACCAGAAATAACTTGATTTGAGCCAGTAAGATCATTCTGCCGCAAGACAGGCTCCGACGTGCTTTTTTGACTATGAAGACTCCACATATATTCGCAAACTGGGCTTAAAGGACTAGAGTATATGTCAGGGTTCTGATTTAGAATACTAGAAAGAACAGTGTTTCCAGATCTGTGCAGTCCAGCTAAAAAATGATAAGTCTTAGGCTCACTCACTTCTTCTCCCCCATTGGATATAGTTCCAACCGCGCTCGTGTGCGTAGTATAGAATAAAGTTAATTGTATTTGTCAATACCGTGACTTGCAGAGCCTGCACTTCTTCTCCAGTGATCCAAAGAGCAGAAACAAAAGTAGTTACTAGGGCAACTACTCTCCAAGTCAAAGACTTAATTAGTGATCTTGATTTAGAAACTATCATGGCAGGAGTTCTGGCCCTGGTCCTGTTTCAATCTTAGCACGAGTTCCATTCCAATAAATCTTGCCATCGCAGGCGATGTTCATCTTATGATCTCCATTTACAACACTTGATTCTCCATACATATAGCCTTGAATTTCAATATGGCTTGCAAGATTTTCTTCTCCGTCAACTATTACACGCCAATGAAGATCTCCATTGCCAACCTTGGTGTTGTATCTAATCTGAATGTGATGGTTTGGCTTAAAGAACCACTGCTTAAACTTATCCAGCATATCTGTCATCCGTTCTCTGTAATGTCTTTCTAATAATAGATGATGCTGTTGACTTAAAAATAAATGGAATGAACGCATGAACAAGGCAGGCCAATGCTGCCTTCAGTAAAGAAAACACTACAAGCAATGCCTCAAATAGGTGTGTAAAGTAGTTCTCTTTCATATCTTTTAGATGACTCATATACCCATCTCCTTGCGCTTTTGCGTAGCAGAAATAGCATGAATGTCTGCCCCCAAATCTACTTGCTCAATCTTATACCCAACATCTCTACCATACACGATGTTAGTGATATTAGGGAATCTCACAATCATCGCGTCCTTCATCGCAGGATCCTTGTCAATATAGAACTTAACCTGCTCGAATGACAGAGGATCTTTTTCGCTTGTGCTGTGCGTGTTACGGACACCAAGAACTACTTGATCTGTTCTTTTTTGAGCTTCAAAGTACAACGCGTGATGCCCTTCGTGCCAAGGTTGATAGCGACCAAGCATAAGAGTAGTTGGTTTCTTCCAATCGTGTAGACCGGCAGTGGTGAGAACCATCTGCACTTCTTCATCAACTGTGCAATCATTTCCAATTCGTAAGTCATACTCGTTAGGGTCTTCCCACATCTTATTCGTGTCAGCAAAGCGACTTTCGTCAATACGGTCTACCCACACGAGATAGTCAGGCTTACCAAACAACCTACGAGTTTCATAAGTAGGGCAGACAAAATCAACTATAACAGTCCGCCCTTGTGCGTGAAGCAGGCGAGCAAGCGCGCCCATTCTGCGAGCTTGTTCTTTTCGATCTTCAGGCGTAAAGCCGAGGTCTTTATTTAAGTCAGCGCGAACTTCATCTGCGTTAAGATGAATCGCGTCAGTGTGTTCCATAAGCGCCTTTGATAGAGTTGTTTTTCCACTACCAGGTAGACCAATTATCTGAATTATCATGTTTATACCTTATCACTAGAGTTGTTGTAAAGTAAACGTGTAGGCTTCCATCCTGTTTTTACAAGCTTAAGCAGACCGTGTCTTATGGCGTCCAGTGCGTGACCTTCTCCACCTTTATGCCAGTACTCAAGTTTCTTGAGCTTAGGATTATCAAACATTGCCTTTGCATCTGCCGGTGATTGAAAGTAGATGTCATCTGGCTTTCTACCTGCGTCCATAAGGCACTGCTTGAGGATACCAATTTGCTCAAGTGAGTACGGCGCCTGGGAGTTACGAACCGTCTGAGCGTTAATGGTAAATCGCTCACAAACAACGTCTAATTTGTCCCCGTAGGTGGCTAGAGTGTCCCGTATAGGCTTCGCGTATTCCTCCTGTTGGAATTCACCAGACCAGATTAAAACCGGCTCCTGGCCGCTCTCAAGACTAAATAAAGCCATTCCAGTGGCTTTCCCTGGGTCTACTGCAAGAACGTATCTCATTAGTATTTATCTCCCCAAGTTTCCATTGGACCGTCAATGCCAGCGGTAAGTGGAACGTCCCAGCCTTCACTTGTAGTCATGCATTCCTTCACAACTTTCATGATCTCCTGGGCGTCCTCGCGTGGTGCGTTAAGCACAATTTCGTCGTGTACTGGCACGATGAGAAGCTCGGTTAGATCTGCCTGGTCAAGTTTAATAAGATTTGCCTTAAATACCTCGGCAGCTCCACCTTGAATAAGGTAGTTAACAAGCG